AATGGTTTAGTGATAATGCTGATGTATGTTTAAGAGCTGTTGGAGAAATAGATAAACAAACGATATCTTGCGAGAATGCTTGGTATGTAGAAGCCCAATACTCTTGGAATGGTGATAGTCATGGTTATGACTACTATCTAAAAAATAAACTTCAAGGTGTTAAAAGATTGATTACACGAGAGCAAGCACAAACACCTGAGCAAATATCTAATCAACATGGTTGGTGTACCATAAATGATGAGCAGGCAAAACAATTAGCTGCGACACTTAGCTTGGCTAGTTGACACATCACTAATAATATAGTACTATATAGACATCACTCAGTTATCTGGGTGGTGTCTTTTTTTTAACATAACAAAAGGAGTACTCATGGAAAAAAAAGAGATAAGGCTTAACGCAGGTAAGCGTAAGTCTTTAGTCTTAGACTTCCGTAGACATTGTGAGTCTATGGAATGTGACGAAAAAACTGCATACGAGCAGGCAAAAGTTGAAGCCAAAGATACTATTGATTCTTCTTTCAAAGTAATGAAAGAGGTAGTTGAAAGAAAGTATCAGCTTGAAGATGTTGCAGAACTCCAACGACTTCAGAGAAAATACAATACTGTTAATGCGACTGGCAAAGACAGTTGTTTTTTTATGAATGTTGAAGGTGTAATGGAAACAGATCAGTATGGTGACGAAGAAGAAAAACGTGGTCACTTTTCTTTTCATCTTGATGGTGGGTATCAGGGTAGCAGAAGTAGATATAGTTCTTCTACTTCAAATTCTGGTATGAACTTTGCATATGCAATGTATCGTGATGAGATGAAGAAAGTTGGTCTTAATCCTGATTGCAATATCGAGGCAGAGATCAGCTATGAACGAGGTGCTGATAGATACGATAGACGTAGCAATCCTTGGTTAGCTACTGCTAGAAATGATAACTTACATTTCTTACAAGGCAAACAAGGTAGCCCAAACTATCTTCAAGAATGGATAGATAAGTATGAGTTAAATATCATTGGAACTGGTGGTTGCCGTTCTCGTGCTATACCTTGTACTGAACTTGAGTTTGCTAAGTTTGAAATGATGCACCATGCAAAGCAAGAAGTAGTTAAACAGCATACTGCTTGGATACAGATTGTAGTTGCAAGAGTTGATCGTTTCAAAGAGATAGTCAAAAGCATGACTAAGTTTTCTCAGGTAGAAGACTTTGCTAAGAAGTTTAACTGGGTTATTGCACCAGAAATCTTAGCAGATAAAATGGGAATGGACTTAGTTATCTCTATTGATGACGCAGTTGATTCTATCATGAACATAGGTAAGAAAGCACCTACACTTGAGGAGAAGATTAAGGCAAGATTATTATACGAAGCCCAACAGTCTTCTCTAGCCTCTTAACCCCAAACAATAAACTAGGGGGTGGTTAGTATATATCTAGCCTCCCCCAGTGGACGATACAGGATATCATAAAATGCAAGAAAATACAACGAGTCAGATTGACACATCTAAAAAGGTATGCTATGATTGTAAAAAATCAGCAGTAATTATTATCAACAAATATTATTATTGTGCAACGTGTGGATTGCATAGACAAAAGGGAGGAACACTATATGGATTGGCTAAAACCAATAGGCACACGAAAAGATAAAACACCTGAAGAAAGATTATACATTGCGAAGATACAAACTATGATGGAGGATTCATTTGGTTTGTTTGCAGGCATTGGTGGCTCAATGACTTTACAGCAAGAAAGAAACATGATGCAAACTGCAAAGGATTGGTTTGAAACTAAAGAGTGTGAATGGTTTTGCGACATGGCAGGCACAACCTATGACCATGTGCTTAAACTATTTCAAAACTTGCAATACAACTATAATACTGGTAAGATAACTAAACAACAAGTTAAGTTTGGAATTAGTAGATTGGAGTTAAAGTTATGAATATATTTCATTTACACAAAGACGCAGAAGTATGTGCGAGATACCATTGCGATAAGCATGTGGTCAAGATGATATTAGAAACTGGGCAGATGTTGTCAACTGCATATCAAAGACATTGTGGTGAGCATTTAAGATTATACAAACCTGCGTATGCAAAACACCCAATGACAATATGGGTTGGTGATTCACTTGGTAATTATTTGTGGTCATTAGATTTGCTCGGTCATTTATTAAATCAGTATCGGCACAGATACAATAACAAGATACATAGCACTGGTCGCATACTTAATAATCTTTTAAAACTTACTGACAATGTCAAAGATAAGTTTGAATACAAATCATTTCTCATACCACCACTATGTATGCCTGATGAATACAAGTGTGATAATTATATTGAAGCATATCGTAATTATTATATCGGTGAGAAAAAACGTTTCGCAAAGTATACGTTAGTTGACACACCTGACTTTATGTGTTAATGTAAATCATCATGAAAAAAATAATCAATAAAATAAATGTGTGGTCATTGTATTATCGAACAGAGATTGTTTGGTTTGCTATTGGCTTTATCGTAGGAGTAATCATATGAAACTAAAAGAGATAGAGGCGAAGATAGGTAAGCTATCTAATCCTAGTAAAATGCCTTCGTATGCGTGGGGCATACCTACCAGTAAATGTATAACTGGTAGCAAGTTAGCAAAGATAGATGGTACTATCTGTAATAAATGTTATGCAGATAAAGGTTGTTATGTATTCCCAGTTGTAAAACTAGCGTATGAAAAAAGATATGAAGCTATTGAATCCAACGAGTGGGTAGACTACATGATAGAATTACTTACGATAAAGTACAAAAACCTAGATAAATCAAGGCTTTTTCATCGTTGGTTTGACTCAGGAGATTTACAATCTTATTCACATCTTATGAAAATATTTGAAGTGTGCGAGGGTACACCACATATTAATCATTGGTTAGCTACAAGAGAGTATTCAATTATAGATAAGGTAGAAGAAAAAGATATACCAAAGAATTTATGTTTGCGTGCATCAGCAATTAAAGTAGATAGTCCACCACCTAAGTTTTGGAAGTGGACATCTGGTGTACATAAGAATAAAAAACCAATAGGTAGAGAGTGTCCTGCTTACAAACAAGATGGTGAGTGTGGTAGTTGTCGTGCTTGTTGGAATAGAAATATAAAACAAGTAAGTTATAAGGAGCATTAATGAAACCTAAATGTACAGGTTGGGCTATAGTCGCAACAATGGAAAGACCAGATGGTACTTGGTACACAGATACAATCACAGAGATAGATGATGATACAGCATCAACTGTTGATACTTTTTTAACTGAGTATTGCGAAGAAAAAGATGAGTGATACATTTACGCTAGCACTTAAGTTTAGAATACTAGTTGAACAACTAGGTGGCGAGGTGACTGAAAAATCTATGTACCTTGATGGCAAGGGTAGTCAATTCACATTTAAAATAAAAGATAAATCTTTTGCAGTTGACTTGTGGGATGAAAGTATAGTGGAGGATTTTAATAAATGACATTTGTTTGGCGACACCCAAAATTTTATAAAAAATCAAAAGATAACTTGACAAATGAATTAAACTATGATAAGGGAATTAATCATGAAAAAATACAAAATAAGACTAACAGGACTAGGAATAGAAGCAGTAGCGATAATACCATTCGAGGAAGAGCCAACAATAGAAAAGATAGAGAATAACGTAGCTTATTATTTAAATAATAATCTAATGAAAGTAGAGGCTAATGAGTTTGTTAGCCGAGATAGATACTTAATAACATACGAGGAAGTGCAAGTTGAATTATAAGCAACAGTTAGAAGTAATTAAAAATTTAAATTTAAAACAAGATCACAAAGAGAGAACTGATTGTCCATTCTGTCACAATAGTAATACAATGCTGATTGATACCACTGGTAATAATATTGGTTGGTATTGTTTTCATGCTTCATGTAAAGCAAAAGGAAAACACGAGGGGCAAAAGACTATGGACTATGTAACTAAAACTTTTGCAAAGAAAGAAGATGATACAGAGTTATCTGTATTTACAATACCAGAAAGTTTCAAGTCACCTTTCTCGCATGAAAAGGCTATGAGATATTTACAAAATAATAATTGCTGGGATTCTTTTATGATGAACAGAGCAGATATTAGATATGATGTAGCACAAGACAGAGTTGTGTTTGTAGTTAAAAATAAATATTCAAATGAATATGCAGGTGCAGTAGGTAGAGCATTACACAGAGATACTTATCCTAAATGGTATATGTATGGCAGTAAGCATGTTCCATTTATTTGTGGTGAGGGTGATGACGCAGTGATCGTAGAGGATTGTGCTTCTGCTTGTGCAGTATCAGGTGTACTAACTGGCATTGCTTTGATGGGTACATCATTGGTAGATACACACCTTGCACATATCATGCAGTATAAAACTATTTATGTTGCACTAGATAGAGATGCAACAACTAAGTCTTTCTCTATTGCAAAAGAGTTAAGAGCAAAAGGTTTTACAAATGTAAAAGTAAAAGCACTTGAAGATGATTTGAAGTATTTTAAAACAGATGAGATAAGGAGTATATTTTATGACTGAGGAAATGATGAAGGAGATACTTGATGACTGGAATAGTTGGAAGTATGATATTATGGATATGAATAAATCTGAGTGGAATCAAAGAGACCAGAGTAAATTAGATACAATAACTGTAATACTAGAGAACGAATTAAAAATACAAAAAGCATTAAGCAGAAGGTAATGAAGGGAGATACAATGGAAAAGCAGATACTTAAAAAGATGTTGAACAAATCTTTTTATGACCAATACAAGGGCTCAGTATCTAGCAATGTATTCGAAGGAGACTTGGGATCATTGTTTAATACTATCAAGCGAGCACACTCAGAGTACGAGGATTCAATTAAGGTAGATGAGTTGTATGGATTGCATACTACCATGTATAATCCTGCATTAACTAGAGCAGCGAAGATAAAATTTAATGAACTAATTGAAGACTTAAAAGAAATACAAGAGCCATCAAACGAGATAGCAAAAGATATTATGAAAGTTCTTGTAGAAAGAGAAACAGCACAGAAGATAGCAGTCGAAGCTACTGAAATATTTAATGGTAAACCTGCTAACTTTAATGAAATTATTTCTATCATTGAAAAACACAAAAGCAATACACCAGATGAGAAAGTAGAATCTGTATCTAATAATATTGGTGAAGTAATGAATCAGTTAATAGATACAACTAAATGGAAATTTAGTATATCTACTTTACGAGAAGAGGTAGGAGGTATTGGTGATGGTAATTTAATGATAGTCTTTGCTAGACCAGAAACAGGTAAGACTGCTTTCTGGGTTAGTTTAGTTTCAGCACCAGATGGTTTCGCTGAACAAGGTGCAAATGTTCATGCGTTTATAAACGAAGAGCCTGCAGTTAGAACTCAGATGCGAGCAATATCCTGTTATACAGGAATGACAAGAGAAGAGATTGTCGAAAATATAGAAGTTGCAAGTGGCAAATGGGATCTAATAAAAGACAATATCAAATTATTTGATACTGTTGATTGGACAATGGACGACATAGATGCACATTGCGAGAAGCATAAACCAGATATAATTATTATTGATCAACTTGACAAAGTAAATATATCTGGTACATATGCTAGGTCAGATGAAAAACTTAGAGCAATATATACAAGTGCCAGAGAGATTGCTAAACGTAGAAACTGTGCTATCATTGCAATATCACAAGCATCTAATGATGCACACAATAAAAGGCATATGGATTTTAATATGATGGAAAACTCTAGAACTGGTAAAGCAGCTGAGGCTGATTTAATTATTGGTGTTGGTAAAAACTCAGATGTTGATGGTCAGGAAAATATGGATAGAACTTTGTGTATATCTAAAAATAAAATAAATGGGTATCATGGAATTATTGAGTCTAAAATTTATAGAGAGATAAGTAGGTACGATGTATGATTACAGTAGTTGATGTAGAAACAACATATCAAAAAAATAAAAACAATGGTTTTGATCCATCACCATTTCATCCAGATAATAAATTGGTAAGTGTTGGGTTAGAATCAAAGTTTGGTAATGAATATTATTTTACATATCACTCTGAAAAAGTTAGTGAAGGTTGTTATGATTTGATACAAGAAAGATTAGATCAGACTACACTGTTAGTAGGTCACAATCTTAAATTTGATTTGATGTGGATGTTGGAGGCAGGATTTAAATATTCTGGTAAAGTATATGATACTATGTTAGGTGAATACATACTTAACAAAGGTGTTAGAAAATCTTTAACATTACAAATGTGTTGTCAACGTAGGAAGATAGGTATGAAAGATGATCGTATCAAAGAGTATATGGATCGTGGTATATCATTTGATAATATACCTGCTGATTTAGTTGAGGAGTATGGTAGGAATGATGTAGCTATTACCAAAAGATTATTTGATTCACAGATGCAAGACTTTAAACTACCTGCTAACAAAGACTTAATTAAAACTGCAAAGATGATGGGTGAGTTTTTAGTTGTGCTATCTGATATGGAACGTAATGGTATCTATGTTGATCTAAATGTTTTAGAAAAAGTAAATGCAGAATACACTGCAGAGAAAGAATATCTAAGACAGAAGATAGGTAAGATTGTATATAATAAAATGGGTGACACAGAAATAAATCTATCTAGTCCAGAACAATTATCATGGTTAATATATTCTAAGAAACCTTTAGACAAAAGTAATTGGGCAAAAATATTTAATGTGGGTATAGATAAAGCAACTGGTAAGAGTAAACGTAGACCACAGTTTTCTAGAAATCAATTTAGATCTTTAGTTAAAAATAATAGTGAGCCTGTTTATAAAACAAGTGCAAGTAAATGTTTGCACTGCGATGGTAAAGGTGTAATTAAAAAAATAAAAAAAGATGGTAGTCCATATAAAAATTATACTAAGTGTGCAGATTGTGATGGTGATGGTTTTATATATCACAAGATGGCTAAACTTGCAGGGTTTAATCAGGTGCCTAAAAGTGTGTATGATATATCAGAGTCAGGATTTAGAACAGATAAAATAACTCTATCTAAACTTTCAGCAGAATCAGAGGGAGAGTTAAGAGAGTTCTTAGATGCTATTGTAAGATACAATGCTATAGATACTTATCTATCAACTTTTATTTCAGGTATAAAAGATCATACAGATACTAATGGTATGCTACATCCTAAATTTATGCAAGCAGTCACAGCTACAGGCAGATTATCAAGTCGTGATCCTAATTTTCAAAATCAACCTAGAGGTAAAACATTTCCTATTAGGCAAGTTGTCAAGTCTAGATTTACTAATGGTAAAATATTAGAGATAGATTTTTCTCAACTTGA